TAGCCCAATGACTAATGGTTGCTGATCCTTGTTGTTGAGTAGAAACGTACAAATTCGTTGTAGCCGATGGCGCAACGTAAGACATCGTAACAATAGCACTAGGAATCGATGGCCTGTCAGGGCTTGTACTTGTAGGATATTGTTCTAACGAAACGCCAGTATCCGTCGTTCTCCAGAATATCTCAACATAATCCCCTGCGTTCATCTCCATAAAGAAATTCATCGCAGTAATCAGGTGACTAGGATCACCCGTACTCTTTCTAGCTGGCATATGGAATCGACTATTGGAACCAGCGACGTTAGTACCGTTCTTTTTGAACCAAATGTCAATGTCCTGACCGTCATTCGTCGTGTTCTTGTACTGGAACGAGAACTGAATGTTGTAAATCCCATAATTCCTGACATTTAGTCTAGAACTATTGGAAACGTAAATCCCATTGGAATAATCTGTTGTGTTAAAGGTAACTGCGTACCCTGTGGTTGTATTAGCCGCTGTTTGGTCTGTGGAGTCCTGAAACGCCCCATAGGGAGCCGAATCAGCCTCGGCATTAGCAGATACCGGAACAAAGAAAATCAGGCTCTCAAAGCCTATACGCTCATCGTAAAGGGTTGTTGTAACCGCATTTCCAGTCGCTAGGGTAATTAGACCTGTGTTGTTGGTCTTTCCGTCCATAATGCCACGAACGACCTCAGCAACAGCCCTCTGATCCCCTCCGAATGGCGGTAATGTACGAAATTGCCTCATCTAGTACCCTGCTTGACTACGTCTACGTCAATTCCTACCGCTGTTTTCCAGTTATCACCCGTCGGAGTCAGCCTTAGACGATGATATTCACCGTTAGAACGGATGGAAACACGGTTTTCAGCATCCGCAGCTACGTTAGAACCAAATTCCACCTGCTCATTGAGCAAATCCCGGCTAGAAATCGCCACAGAACCGCTTCCACCGTCCACAGTTGGCCTTACTAACGTCACCGTAGACCTGCCCACATCTATATCACCTGTCGTTATGTTCGCAGTCTTAGGCTGACCAGAGAAAGCAATGATCTTAGCCCCAGAAACACCCGCAAAAAGTAGCTGACCACCAGCAAATACCCTTGAATCAAGCGGAATATCTAGCGCATCAATACTCGCGTTATAGTTATCTACCTGCTCTAATGTCGCTGATGGTGTTAGCACAAATGAAATTGCGTTAGCTGTGGTTTCTACATACGACCAACGATCTAAGTTGATCGAGTAAATCAGCATATTCTTGCCACCGAAAGTATTATTAAATTTCCATAATACTAACTTTCTAATAGGATCAATAGTTGCACTCATCCCAGTTGATATTTCGCTAGGAATGACATTCTCAAAGAACCATCTATTAACCCTCTCAGCACCGATAGGCTTTACTGATTGACCGTCGCAGGAGTAAAAACCGTCATCCGCTAGGAAATAAGTTAGCCCACCGTACTGAGCAATTGATCCATTAGAAATACATCCTAACGACCTAGAGATCGCATCAAACTGAAAGAAAAACGGGGAGCCTGTGTAGCTCATTCGATATATGGCACGTTCTAAAAAGACCAGACCATACTCACCACCCGCTAAACCTGTAATATCCCCACCATCAGGAATGATCTGAAAATCAGACTGAGAAGCAGCACCCGGAGTCCAGTCCGTCTCATCGTTAATATCCGACCAATAGACCTTGTTTGCATCTGTTCCATCGTTAGCGGCAACAACGAAATCCCGAACCACCGTGACATATTTAGCCGTAGGAGCAGCAGCAGCTAGGTCAGCAAAGTAAGTTGATACGCCAATCTCATAGGCTTGCAACTTATCCTGACCGTTAGCCAGAATCATCTTTGCCCCGTACTGCGTTACATCCCAACTCTCAACCGTTGAATAGCCTGTTGTCGTTGCTGCATCTAAACTAGCGTCAGACGAGTCAAACTTGTAAACCTGAGTCGCTCCAGCAGCAAATAAAGCAACCTCACCGCCGAACTTACCGCCAAATGTAATAAGCAAATTCTGAGCAGCAGCATCAGAATAGTCAGCCTCAGACCTAAATGGCGCATAACCGTTAGCAACGGGATAACAGTTCTTAGCGTCAGTAATTGCCCCTGTTACTCCGGGCTGATCTGGTAGCCACTCACCAAACGCTATTTTTTGCATCATTAAACTCCCAATGCTGATTTAATCTCGTCAGGTGTTTGTGCTGCGTCAATACTGGTCTGAATAGCTGCGTACTTGTCACGGATAGCTTGACGAGCCGCTTCTGCTGCTTGTGCATCTACACCCGGAATCTGTTTCATAATGACTTCATCATACGGTTTGAATTCTTCAGCACGAGCAGCGCGACGAGCAGCATGGGCAATATCTTTTGCCTTAGTCATGTTTATGGTAATCAAGATTCCTCCCTAGCAGGAAACTCATTAGACTCAGCACCAACTCCGTCAGTCAAAATACTGGGGTCAATTTCCCAAGCATTACGGAAAGTACGGTCGGACGGAATGTCTGATACATCTACAATCTTGTAAGGCTTACCAGTAGGTACATCCTTAGCCGCAATCTCTTCAATCGTACGCTCTTGCAAGCACTCTGGCGTTGGGATAAGAATCGAAATGCCACCTTCGTCGTTTTGATAAATAATTCGTTGGTTCATGATTTTTCTTTTGCAGATTGTTTGTAATTAACGAAGGATAGCCACACAAATTTTTGCTATGTCAAAAGCCGTACCACCGGGGCCATATATATTTTTAATAACACAGTTTGATGTGTTTTGTGTTGTATTAGAAGCCGTTCCAATCCAAGCAACCGTTGTCGCTGGGTCGGCTTGTGTTGATCCATTTCCTGCTGTCAATGTTGCGTAATTGGCGTCTGGCATTGAGTTAGAAAAGTTGACTGTATAGTTACCGACGTTGTTATCAGTAAGACTCGACACATTTCCAGACCCTCGAATAGCGATTGTCCCCGTACCATTAAAGTTAACCCACGCACGGCAACCAAATGCTGTAGCCACAGACCCGTAACCAGAGTTAAACCCGAATGTACTGCCTGTAGCATTCCCAGTAACAGAACCAGCACTACCAGTTGTGTTTTGATTCAATGTAGGAACATCTGCCGCTTGAATAGCGGACATCACTACATCTGTTCCATCGCCCCGCAAATACTGGCCTGACGTTACTGCGCCAGCTAAAGCATCCATAGCGGCTTGGCGAGTTGTTTGACCCGTACCGCCATTAGCAAACGGCAACGCACCCGTCACACCATTAGTTAAATCAATTTGAGACCATGCAGGATTATTACTCGTTCCTGTATTAGCAAGATAACGAGTTGCTGTCGTATTTTTAGGTAAAAGTACAAAATTATCTGTACCAGAGGCGTATAGCAAATCGCCCTGTGCAGCACCTAGTCCAAACGTATCTATTGACGAACCATCGACGTTTACAGACCTTGCAGCCGTATACGTTACGAACACATCCTTAGTGCCAGATGAAAAGTTCGTTTTAGTAGGCGCACCAGCACTAGACGCTAATACGGTATCTCTCGATAGAGTTGTTCCTGATGCCGTGTAAGTGCCTATACCAATTTCCCACTCGTTAGTACCTTGTCCAACAATGGTGTAGTAAGTCGTGTTTCCATTGCCAATAACGGAAAACGACTGGAATCCAGCAGCAGCCCCTGCAAGCGTAACCGTTCCTGTCCCAGTAGTGGCAGTCGTTTCTTTTACTCTATCAGCTAAAACAAGTGGCATTACACCCTCGACCAGTTATCAGAACTCCCGCTTACTTGAGTCCAATTGTTGTTATTCGCAGAAACAACACTCCAATTATTAGAGCCAGCAGCTATTTCAGTCCATTCATTATCTACAGCACTCTGTTCTGTCCATGTATTAGATTGAGGAACAACATCAGACCATTCCTCACCAATAATCACACCATTGGCACTAATCGTTGATAATACATTAACAATACCTGAGCCAGAGAAAATACCAAAGCCATTACATACAACAGTTGCTATGCCATTAACTGAGGCATGACCGTCATATATAACGCCACCGTTAGCAGTTACCGTAGCATTTGCCGTAATCGCAGCATTTGCCGTTCTAATTCGTATACCATCAGCGGTAACAGTCGCATCTGACGTAATAGCGGCATTACCAAACTGAACTCTAGTGCCTAATGCTGAAACAGTAGCAGTAGCGTTAATTGCTGCATCACCTGCATATACCGCTGTAGCATCTGCCAATACTGTCGCAGTAGCATTTATGGAGGCATCAGCAAATCTTACTATTCCACCAAGCGCAGAAACTGAGGCATTTGCTGAAATGTCAGCAGTAGCAGTCCTAACTCTAATACCGTCAGCAATAACTGTGGCATCAGATGTTATCGAGGCATTGCCAAACTGAATTCTCGTAGCTAATGCACTTACGTCTGCAAAGCACGAAATATCACCAGAACCAGCATAAACAGCAACAGCGTCAGCAGATACGCTAGCAGAAGCATCAACCGATGCAACTGCATCAATTAACTTACCACCGTTAGCAGATACAGTAGCCGAACAATCTACCGAACCTGCGCCAAATATTATTTTTATTGCATCAGCAGTAACGGTGGCAGAAACATCTACACTCGCGGAACCAAATAACGTAACACCCCCTCCTGATAGAGAGGAAAATGGAACCTCTGAGTATGCTGTTATGCCAAACATAATTTAGGCAAGCGTCACAGACAACGATCCAATTGCAATCTTAAAAATATCACCACTTGCAATCGTTTTAGACGCATTCAAAGCCGTGTGATAAAGCAAATTTCCAGTAGTTAAGGAATCCATAATTCCAACCCATCCTACCGTACCCCACGATCCAGTAGCTTGAGGAAATTCAATTGCAGCAGTATTCGTAGTTACGCCATTACTAGGCGCACCAAACGTAATCGACTGACGAGCATACGAACCACCAGAAACCTCAGTACCCGTATTAGCATCTGTAGGATCACTAGTAAATAGACCTAGATAAACAGTTGATGGACTTGTATAGCTAGTGTTTCGCAGAGTAGCGTTAATCAGCGCATTCTCAAGATAATTCGACATTTCTGCCATGATTTCACCTCACGTTATAAGACATAGACATAGGCTGACCGCTGTATTCACTCGATTGGTCAGAGTTCGTAATCGCAGTTACAGCACGATCATACAAAGCTGCCCAAGTCTGAACACGGGCATCATTCATTAGATAAGGCTCTGCTTCCGCTAGCGACGCATATAGCAAAGCATCAGGATAATTGGCTAGGAAGATGTTGCTAGAATTACTATCTGACAACAGCGGAGGCTTGCCGTAGTACAGCATCTGTAGAACGTAAGTGCTGTCTGGAGATGGTGCTAGCTGTATCTCAGAGCCTAGGATTGTGTAATCGACTGGCTTACCTCCATCCGTTACGCGAGACTCAGCGTAGAACGAATTAGGAGCCTTGTAGCGCAATGTAGTCACCGGAGTAGTATTCAGGTGAATGTCACGCATCTCTAGGAAATCGGTCGGGAGTCCAACAGTAGAATCACCGCCTGTAGTTGATGCCGTTGCGACAATCAACATCTGCCGAGTTCTCAAGTCTCGACGTAGCCTTTCCTCAGCTAGTCGGATGAAATCGGGAATAACCGATGTTAGATCACTACGGGCTAGATAATTCGCTACCGTAGTCTTTAAGTTTGCGTAAGAGTCAAACATTTCAAATCCTCTGTTGTCGCATATCGCCAATACATCTTCATGGCTCTTTTTCTACTTCCATTACACGCCCTAGTAATTGATGACTTCTCAATACCATAATATTTTGATGCAACTTCAGCAGACCTAAATAATTTATTTTGATCTACACAGACAACATATTTTGTTCTTTTATCAATGCCCTTTTCTACAGATTCTTTTTTCTTTGGCACTCCGCTTAGTGCTTTGGATATATTGTTCTTCCATTCATCGGTTCTTTTTATTGTTCTAAATCTAACTTTTAGTTGTTCTACTTGTTGACTTGATAGTTTTTTGCCTTTGTGCGATTTTGATAATTTTTCTTTTTGCTCGGCAGTAAATTTGTATCCAGCAATGCCTTCTCCGCCTTTCGTTAAATTACATAGTTTCACCTTTAACGATTGCAGTTGGTCAATTCTTTCTTGCTCAACCAATAGTGCTAATTCTTCATCTACATTTGTTGCTATTAAATTAACTTCAAAGCCACCGCATTTTTTTACAACATTGTTCCAATAGTTATTTCGCCCAACTTTTCTGTAAGCGCGATTGCCTTTGCCTTTACCAACATAAAATGGCAACAATGAATCACTTCTTAAATGTTCATAAACATAAAATGATTCATTTGTAGGCATATTATTCCTCTAACTGCTCAAAGTCCTTCCAGCCATATTCGTATGTACCTATGTGCCTAATGTGCATCGAT